GCTGGCGTACCAGTTGCAACGGTCAATGCTGGCAAAGAACATGTCGCCTGATGCTAGGTAGCGGTCATCACCTGCACCAATATAGACCAGCAATAGGAAGACATGTTTCATTCTGATGGGTCAGTTAAACGCTTAAGCCACTGTCGCTCTGCTCTGTTATAGCGTTGTTTAATCCGCTTACGCTGTCCACACCGCCACTTTAAGAAGCGTTTGGTCTTAGTAAGGGCATCATATTCTTCTGCCGTTTTCATCGGCATCCGTTTCATTAAACGAAAGCCGCCCTAAGGCGGCCTCGCAACCCAATGACGAAACAAAGGGCGTGGTAAATCATCAGACTAGCCTAGCCACGACAGCCGTTGCCATAACAACCATAGCCAAAGTAGACCCCATAATCAAAGCCTCAAGCCGCCACATACGCTTGTCTAGTGCTTTAATCCAGCCCTGTAACTGCTCATAACGAACAGCACATTCTGCTTCGTGACGCTCTAAGTGTGCTTTAGTTTCGTCCATAACCCACTCCTATTAGTAAGGGCTATCACCTAGTACAGCTACATCCCAAGCGGCCTTTAAGCCAGCAATGTCAGTAGCATTGTCAATGGCAGACGCGGCAGGCGCATCACGCAACGCATCCTTTGCAGTAGCAATCGCAGATGTGTCAGCACTTGTTTCCAATGCCTTCATCAGTTCTACGTCCTTTGCTTCAAGCAATGGCTTACGCGCTTCACGAATCTTGTCGCGGAAGATTTCCTTTGCCTTAGTCATGTCTTCGCTAATTACGTTGCCGGACAGTGTCCACGCTCCGCGAAAATCTCTGTTTGCTGGAACGGTTGCAGTTGAAGCGTCAATCTGATTACCGTCCTTGTCTACGATGTAAGTTGTTACAGCCATTAGTATCTCCTATGCGGCTAGTTCATCAGAAATACGCCACGCATTGCGCCACGTTCGTTGTTGCGGTAACTGCTCTTTCTTGCAGATGACCATCTTCGGGCGGTTGCCCTCATCCCAAGTCTGCCATACAGACTGTGGTACGTCCTTCATAATCAAATACTCAATAGCTTCTTCTTCTGTCATAGCTGGCATTGGCTCAGTCGTATGCAACAGGTAGCCGCGAGTATGCTTCTTGAAATCCGGTTGTGCTTCATCTTTTGCTAGTTCGTGATACACCCACACTGGCGGTAGGATGCCGCCTTGAAGCGCACACGCCATCCAGTTAGGGTCAGGCACAAGTATCTTGGCGCACTCATCAATGCTGTTCTCATAGACCACACGGTAGTCTGACTGCACACCGTCTAGGTTTTCTTTAGCCCAGCACAGTCGGTCAAATAGGTGAGTGCCTTGAAAGGATGGTGTCTGCATTATGCTAGGTCTCCGTGATTTATAGAAGTTACGGTGTCGCCATCAAATCCATCTGCGCCTGTGTTTGGTACTTGCATTCCTATTCTAACGGTTGAGGATGTTTGTGTAGTTCTATAGTGGTTAGTTATCGGTTGAGTTAGGTTTGAAGCACCAGAATCAAATTTACCACCCATAACAAAAGCAAAATCAGCCGCAGAAAAACTGTTTGTAAAGTTTTGATTGTAGTCGCCAGTTCCATTGTCTACCAACCCACTGGTGTTTAGTGAGTTACGAGCCGCAATAGTGCCACTACCGTTAAAGTTTACCCAAGCCTTCGCACTACCATTAACAACATAGTCCGTAGTCACCGAACCTGCGGTGCTGTGTTCCAGCGTATCTGCTATAATTTTACCAGCCATTATGCTAAATCTCCGAATACTGCTGTCATCTGATTGTCACTGTCTGTGCCGCCTGTTGCGCTGTTTAAAGCGTTGACTGACTGTGTATTATAGGTTGATGATGTTGGTGGAACACCCCTTCTTAATCCTATTGCAACCATAAACTCATTAGATGTACCGTCTTCGTAACCATTCATCCCAACTACATTGTAATTAGCATCACTCATATTATTACTAAAAGAAATTTGCACATGCCCTGTTCCAACATCTGAGGCTGAACTAAAGTTAAATGACGACACTGTGCTTAGTGTACTGCGTTGGTCTTGTCTTGTCCAAGCCTTCGCCAGCCCCTGTTGCAAGGACTGAGTAGCCGCACCGCCCTCGCTAGTCACCGTAATGTCGCCAGCAGAGGTCTTGCCTGTGAGATTGTCAACTAGGATGGTACTCATGCTAAATCTCCTGTAAACATAGAGGACATCTGAGCATCAGCGTCACCACCTGCATCAGTGTGACAGCGAAAGTCACAACTGCCTGTCCCAACCCCAGTAAAAGTTATCATTCTGCCAGCAGTAGAGCCAGAAGCCGCACCAAAAGATTGGCTTGTGGCATTAGAAAAAGAAGTGGTAAATGCTATGGTCACATCCCCTGTCCCATTATCTGTTAGTCCACTCACGTTTACTGACGCATTTACTCCGCTGTAAGTTCCAGAAGTTCTGAATGTACACTTTACAGTATCTGCTTTAGTCAGCGTGACTGCACCGCCAGATGTGTTCTGTATGGTATCTGCTTTTAATGTACTCATGCTATCACCAAGTTACCGTTGACTGTCAACGTAACCCCTGTTGCAACGGTTAGGCTAAAGAAAGCCCCAGCGTTGTCGCCAGTAGCGATGGTTGTGTTAGTGTCAAGCTGTTGCTCATGCACTCTGAATATGTCACCCTTGCCGTTTGTCGTGTCGCCAGTCGCGCCATTCTCACCGTCAAAGTAACCAGCACCACCACCGCTACCAGCTAAGTCAGCTAAATCTCTTGCTCTTGTCATTATACATTCTCCAATGCGGCTATGCGTGTTTCAATGTTAGCCAGCCGCTGTTCCGTTGCCGCACCTACAAAAGCCAGTAACTCTGGGTAACGAACACCTAGCCGTGTACGCTCTGTTGCACCCTCTGGGGCTTCCTCTGCTGTGTCGTAAGTGTCGGTGCGTGTGTATGCTTCCTTTGCCTCAACAGCCTCAGTGACCACGTTGCCATCCTCATCAAGTACCGCATCAACAGCCTCAACCGCTGGAACATCTGTCTGTGTTTCCCACCACGTTGATGAGATGAAGAAAGCATAGTCACCAGCGTCCAACCCAGCATCAGTCAGAGCAGACTGCACGTCCTGTGCAATAACGCCTGTGTGAGTGCGAGCCGCATCGCCCTTTTCAGCAACGCTATCGTTCCACTTGTATGTCTTAAACAATGCGCTGATGGCTTTAGCGGCTGTCATCTCTGCGTCAGTTAGACTGGCAATCTGTTGCTTTTCATTTTCATCAGATGTTTGGATACTGCCGTTAGTGGCGTAGATGTCATCCCACCTCAGACTAGATGCACCTACATCATAGCTATTGTCATCAAGTGGCCTTAAATTAGTACCAAAGTAAACCGCACTTGGAGCATCAAGATATATGTTTCCACCTAAGCGTGACCCAATACTCCCCACAGTCGTGCCGTCTTTGCGGAACACTGCAATGTCGCCATCTGAGGTTTGGCGGTTCATTAAGATTGGGTTTGTACCATCGGCAACCAATATTGCCTGACCCGTAGGCCTTAGTTCTGCGCCTACCGTAGCAGTGCTTGCCGCATTCTTACCCACCAGCAAGTTGCCACTGCTGTCGATGCGCATACGTTCTGCGTTGCCAGCTTCAAAACCTAAATTATTACCATCTGCATAAACAGCAACGTGGGCATTGCTTGTTGTTGTGTTATCAGCAAATGCAACGCCTGCGTATTGGTCAGTAGAATTGACAACAATTGGAAAGTTAGCTACGCCACCATTAACCATTAGTGAAGCAGTTGGCGAATCCGTCCCAATGCCCACGCGGTTATTCGTGCTGTCAACGTAAAGCGTATTAGTGTCAACAGTCAGCCCATCAGACGTCACAGTGCCATCAACAGTCACATTCGCATTAAACGTACCGCCAGCCGAAGCAGACACCGTGTCAGCTACTGTGAATGCACCAAATGCTATGATGTTGACAATGTCGTTTAAAGCCGCCCCAGAGGACAGGACAAGGCTAGTGCCGTTAGTGGCTGTGTAATCAGATGGATCAAGTGCCACGCCGTTCATAAACACAATAATACTGCCAGCCGTATATGTCAGTGTAGCCGCGTTGTCGTCAGAGCCTGTAAACGTGGTTTGATCAGCAGTCGCTGTATACTCGTATAGCGTGAAAGACTGAACTGAATCACCCCAGCTAAGTGTGCCAGAACCATCAGTTGTCAGAACTTGGTTTGCAGAGCCGTCACCGTCCGGCAGTGTCAGTGTGGTGGTGGCTGTAA